ACTTATCACTCAATGATGTACAACGTCGCAATAGAATCATACAGTTACTAAGTGACTGGGGTTTAATTACTATCAAGGAACCAGATACTATTGTAGATGTAGCACCTCTTAGCCAGATCAAAGTCCTGAGTTACAAGGACAAGGGTGGTTGGAACTTGGAGAGTAAATATAACATTGGTAAGAAAAAGACTTAGTGACATACCTAACCTAGAAGGTTACGGTGTATTTGTTGATGGTCTAGACTTTGCTCATCTCGCAAGGGATGAGTGGATGGAGCTTGGCAAGTTACATATGAATAAACTTGTGATGGTTATACGTAACACAGGTTTAAAGAGAGATCATTTTTATAAGGTCATGAGAGCATGGGGAAGGGACAGGCAGAATTATGCTGCTGCTCTCTTTGCTAGGTATCCATGGGCTAGTAATAGACATGAACTCATGGCAAGTGATGAGGTAACAGACCATGAGAAAGCAATACTAAAAGAATACGATAAGATTGGTGGCAACACTAAGGGTGCTGTACTCAGAGTCACAGGTGATGGGACGGGACTGTTCGATCATGGTGAACTCTTATGGCATAGTAATGAGAGTGGTGACATAGCTTTCACACCTGGTGTTGCTTTGCTTGGAGATCATGGTATGACAAAGAGTGCTACTGGATTCATGGTAACTACACCATACTACTATAGCTTGAGTGATAGTATACGTAGTGAACTAGATGAGATGGTGTTAGTTCATAACTTCCAAGATGGAAAGATAAATGTAGAGGGTGAGAATAATTTACTGTATAAAAACATGTGTCCAGAACCAGACACTGAAATACCTCTGGTGATACAGAGTCCTGCGGGCATCAAAGGATTACACTTTCCATATAATACTGTCACTGGTAGTAACAATGATAAACTATTAGCAGAGGTCAAGAGAGGATTAGAAAAGTATACTTATGATTACTGGTGGGAGAATGATGATGACCTTCTTATATTTGATAACAGTATCGTCCAACACAGAAGGTTAGGTGACACTTCTGACAGATTGTGTCACAGGTATCAGTTTGATTATACTTATCTACAGTATAAGTTAACGAAGAAACCATACATGCCATACCTACAAGAACCATACATTAGTAGATACAATCGTAAGATGGATATAGTTTCTAATCAGTTTAAGGTATTCGGTTCTCCACCCTCGTGTCTTTGAGGTTCGTGTATAATTAGTAGTGTCGCCTTCGGGGACAACAATTAACACTCGCTATAATAGGAGAACCACTATGGAAATTCAAAGGTACACTGCTGCTGACTTACCAACACTGTTTGATAAGATAACAAAGAACAGCATAGGAATGGATAGTTATTTCGATTCATTCTGGAATACAACTCAGACTAACTACCCACCATATAATTTAATACATTTAAGTAATGAAGAATCAAGACTGGAAATCGCAATCGCTGGGTTCAAAAAGGATGACATCAAAGTCTATACGGAGTTTGGAAAGATATATGTCGAAGCAGTCAAAAAAGAACAAGAAGATGATGGAAAATTTGTCCATCAAGGATTGGCAAGACGTAGCTTTCAACGAGCATGGACGCTCTCCGACGATACAGAGATTAGATCCGTCAGCTTTGACGACGGATTGCTATCCATTATTTTGGGAAAGGTAGTTCCTGATCATCACAAACGAGTAGATTATATCTAACTACATAGGAGGGATTGACAAAAGTCAGTTCCTCCTTTATACTATATGCATACATTAATTTGCCATGATAGAAGAAGAAAGAATTAAGTTAGTATTCACACGTGATGGAGACAACATCATATGTGATTTACAAGAGGCAGTTGATAAAGAAACTGGCAAACGACAGGCATACATTATGACTGTACCTTATAAGGTATGGATTATAGATCAACCTGACACACCTGTTAACATGGAAACATTTGAAGACCAAGAGGTTAAGATCAGATACACTCCATGGAATCCATTCACCATTGATCAGAAGATTGCCATCACACCTGACTATGTGATCTCCGTCATGGAACCATCACCTAGTATCTTACAGACATATCTCTCTAATGTTAGAGCGAAGACAGGAGACCAAGATCTCGCAGTTAACCCTGAGATAATAGCACCTGATGGTACACAAACATGAGCATAAAACTTTTGATGCTCAGGACTGGTGAAGAAGTTATATCTACAGTACAAGAGATAGTAGAACCAGAGACAGAGAAACCATTAGGTTACCATCTAAATAAACCATTCCGTTTGGAAATCGTAGACACGCAAGAGGGTCAAGGTTACCAACTAGAGTGGTTTCCTTGGGCACCTCTTAGTAAAGATAGAGATTATTATTTACCTGGTAGTCACGTCGTCACGGTGTATAATCCACTGGACGCACTGGCAACACAGTATTTGTCTGCTGTAGATGAAGATAGATACAATGCCAACTTCAAAAAACATGAAGAAAGATTCAACCTCAGTTATGAGGAACAAGATCTAGATGCTATGTTTAATGAAGCAGAAAAAATTATGAATGAAGAAGATGGAAACGCAACTCCTCCTACTGAAGTCGGGAATTTACCTGATAACTAAAATTGAAACTTTAGATGAGGAACCTGCTGCTCATTTAGAACAACCATACAAAATTAAAGATGATGGTACACTAGAACCATGGCCACTTCATACAGTGGACGAGGATGTGTTGATTTATTCTGATACTATTGCTACAATCTTAGAACCAAAGGAAGAAATCCTTGAGAAGTATAAGATGGTAACTAAATGAATTCATTCTACACGAGTGTAAATTTAATAGGCAACAACCTATTCTACATTGGGTATGAGAATGGACAACGTATACAACGTAAGTTTAAATTCTCTCCTACTCTCTATACTCTTAGTAAAAAACCTACCGAGTGGAAGACACTAGATGGTAGGTATGCTGCTCCTTATCGTTGTGAGACTGTGGGTGAAGCACGTGATTTTAGAGACAAGTACAAAGATGTAGAAGGATTTGAGGTACATGGTTATGATAGGTTCTTATATCAATATATTTCTGAGGAATTCAAAGGCGAAGTCGACTACGATAGCAAGACTCTCAAGGTTACATCACTTGATATTGAAGTCGCATGTGAAAATGGCTTTCCTAACGTACGTGAATGTGCGGAATCGTTACTTTCGATCACAGTACAAGACCAAACGAGCCGTCTTTTTAAAGTATTCGCAACGAGGGATTATACACCAACTCGCAAGGATGTTGAGTTTATATATTGCGAGGATGAGAAATCTTTGTTACGTAAGTTTCTTGCTTATTGGGCGACTGACTTCCCAGATGTTCTTACAGGGTGGAATTGCGAGTTGTATGACATACCTTATATCTGTGGTCGCATTGAACGTCTATTCGGAGAAAGAGAAGTAAAGAAGATGTCCCCATGGGGTATCGTTAGATCAGATGAGATAGAAATAAAAGGTCGTACTAATATAATATACAATTTACTTGGGATCAATGTACTAGACTATATGGATCTGTACAAGAAGTTTACTTACACAAACCAAGAGTCATACAGACTAGAACACATTGCTAATGTAGAACTTGGACAAGGTAAGTTAGATCACAGTGAGTATGAAAACTTCAAGGACTTCTACACAAAAGATTGGCAGAAGTTTATTGACTACAACATCATTGACGTGGAACTTGTCTTACAATTAGAAGACAAGATGAAGTTAATAGAACTAGCAGTTGCCCTAGCATATGATGCTAAGGTTAACTTCAAAGATGTATACTATCAGGTACGCATGTGGGACACATTGATCTATAATTTCTTAACTGAAAAGAACATTGTTGTACCACCAGTTAAACGATCAGAGAAAGATAAGAAGTACGCAGGAGCATATGTTAAACAACCTATACCTGGTAAGTATGATTGGGTGGTATCATTTGACTTGAACTCACTGTATCCACACCTCATCATGCAGTATAATATCTCTCCAGAAACACTTGTTGAAGAACGTCATCCCAGTGCTACTGTTGCGAGGTTCTTAAAACAAAAAGAGGAGATAGATCCTAGGTTTGCTACGTGTGCTAATGGTGCTCAGTATCGTAAGGATGTACATGGGTTCTTACCTGAGATGATGCAGAAGATATACGATGAACGTGTACAGAGTAAGAAGCTTATGCTCATGGCAAAGCAAGAGTATGAAAAGACACCGACTAAAAAATTAGAGAAGGCAATCAGTAAGTATAACAACATACAGATGGCACGTAAGATTCAGTTGAACTCTGCCTATGGTGCTATTGGTAATCAGTACTTTAGATATTTTAATATTGTTAATGCTGAAGCAATTACATTGTCTGGTCAGACATCAATACGATGGATTGAAAACAAAGTAAATGGGTACTTGAATAAACTGTTAAATACAAGTAAGAAAGATTATGTTATCGCTAGTGATACCGATAGTATCTACCTCTGTCTTGACGAGTTAGTTACTAAAGTTTATGGTGATAAGGATGTGCCCCAAGAGAAGATAGTAAACTTCCTTGACAAGGCATGTAAGGAAAAGATAGAACCCTTTATCGACAGATCATACCAAGACCTCGCACACTATACTAATGCTTACGAACAGAAGATGTTCATGAAGCGTGAGAATATTGCTAGCAGAGGGATATGGACTGCCAAGAAACGTTACATACTGAATGTGTGGGACAGTGAAGGTGTTCGCTATAATACTCCGAAGCTTAAGATGATGGGGATTGAGGCAGTGAAGTCTTCCACTCCCGCCCCATGTCGTACTGCTATTAAAGACGCATTAAATATAATGATGACAGGTGAACAGAATGATTTGCTATCATTCATTGATCAGTTTAGAACTGACTTTAATTCTATGCCACCAGAAGACATCGCATTTCCGAGGTCAGTCAATGGACTACGAAAATTCAAATCAGACACAGACGTGTATTCAAAGGGATGCCCGTTACATGTTCGTGGATCTCTCTTATATAATTTTTATGTCTCTCAGAAAGAACTGGAGAATAAGTACCCTCTCATTCAAGAAGGAGAAAAGATAAAGTACATCTACTTGAAGGCAGATAGACAGAACTGGACACGAGAGAATGTCATCTCGTTCCTCAATACATTCCCTAGAGAATTAGGGATGGAACCTTTCCTTGACCGCAAGGCACAGTTCCAAAAGGCATTTCTCGATCCTTTACAAATCATCACTTCTGTGATAGGATGGAGTACAGAGAAGAAGTCAACGTTAGAGTTTTTATTTTCATGAGTTTTTTGAAAGATGTCGTTAAGGAAATAGGTAACGACTACGCAGGAATACTAGCGGACGGATCAGTAGGAGATATAGGAGGGTATGTAGATACTGGTTCTTATATTTTTAATGGTCTTGTCAGTGGTAGTATCACAGGTGGTATCCCATCTAATAAGATCACAGCAATAGCAGGTGAATCATCTACAGGTAAGACATTCTTTTGTCTTGGTATTGTAGAGAATTTTTTAAGAGAGAACAAGGACGCAGGTGTTATATACTTTGAGTCTGAAGCTGCTATCAGTAAACAGATGATGGAGGATCGTAACGTTGATACTACACGTATGATGCTCGTACCTGTCACTACAGTACAAGAGTTTCGTACTCAGGCAGTCAGAATACTAGACAAATATCTAGAGCAACCAGAGAAAGATCGCAAACCATTAATGTTTGTATTAGATTCCCTTGGTATGTTGTCAACAAGTAAAGAGTTACAAGACTCTGCTGATGGTAAAGACACACGTGACATGACAAGAGCACAGGTAGT